TCCAGCACTACTATTGCAAAATCATTTTCTCTTGTAGCAGTGTTCCCGCCTAGCCAAAGATCTCTGCTTTTATACCCAGGTGCAATAAATATCTTTTGAGACTTAACTCTTTTTGATTGTGGGCTAACAGTGCTGTTAGGAAATCCAACCCAGGCATTTGCAATTGGAGTTACATGCTTTTGCTCACGATCATCAACATTAAACATCACATGCCCTGCAGTGAACACAATTCTTGGAGCATATAAGAATGCACTAGAACAATATGGCGAGATCTGTTGATTAAAAATTGGAACAACTCGCTTATTCTCTAAATTAGGGGTGCCCTTCCAAACTGCACTTGCTGGAGTAAATGGAAGGGATAGCGAAAGTGAAAGTATTGATAAGAATGCAATTAGTCTTTTATTCATAATATAAATATATCAGGTTTAAAACTATTTGTCAACTTTAAAAATATATTTTTATTAATAAATAAAATTTTTAGGTCTTTTCTCATATTTTTTAATTTTTTTTATTTGTTTTTTTAAAAAAATCCATTTTTTTATTTTTTTATACATTTTTTTCATTTAATCTATCTCACTTTTATATTTTTTATAAAATTGTTCTGACCAAAAATTATGAAAAATTCTGCCACTGTGCCCATCTCTTTTAAATACATCATTGCTTTTTGGTTCATGATCTTTGTAGTAATCAACAGTCATTTTTTCTACGCCAAATTTTCCTGGATTAACATTAATGAAATTACTAAAAAGGTTAATTTTAAGTAAATTTTCAAGATCGGTATTGGCCCATGTAGAAAAAAATAGTTTTATATTGTTAGTTTTGCATAACTCATCAAAAGTTTTCCAATTAATTAAAAAATTAACAAAGTCTTCGTTATATTGTTTTGAATTTGTGAACCACTCCGTAGCATCTTCTTTAGATCTGTATGCTCTTTCTATTTCTGGATAGTGTTGCTGATATTGCCAGTGCCCTAATGAATTTCCCATAGAATCTAAAAATTCAGTTTCACTAAAAACAAATTTTCTCTGACAGTTTGGCAATAAAACAAACATTACGTCTGGATATCCATACTCCTTAAAGTAAATTAAAGAGTTTAAAATGATTTTACTCCATCCCCAACCAGAACGAGAAAGATTGAAAAATCCAGAGCATTTTTCTTCTTTAGAAATTTTTTTGTATAAAATATTTGTCCATGCATCCTCAATGTTTGCCCCTTCTCCTTCACTTTCAGAACAACCTGAAAATAATATATGTTTTCCATTGTGGGTTTTTGTAAAATTGTCTGATCTAAAATTTTGTGAATTATATTTATACTGTACATCTCCATTATCTATTGCAACCTCTCCAGGTATCATAGAATAAGTTTGACCAGTTTTGTTACCAAAATTATCGTGCCAAGTGTTATCAAATTTACAGTCATAAAGATCATTAAATAGGGACATATTATCCATGCGTACACTAAAAAAATCTTTGTTTTCTTTATTTGACATATTAGAATCTCCTTTTTATGTATATGTCGTAAAATCCTAAAACGTGCAAAGAAATAGCGTCAACATACCAATTTTTATTTTTATATAAAAACTCATTTACAACTTGATAAGTCGCATAAGGCTTGTCTTCTATTATACCATCATAGATAATATAATCATTTAATCCAATTACGCCCCCGACTGAAACTAATTTTGCTGCCTCATTAAGTGTTTTTCTTATTGGATCTCTGTCATTGGTTATGTCTATATATATGTAATCAAATTTTTTATCTAAAGATAAAAGAATTTCTTCGCTGTTTCCTTTTATTAATTCTACGTTGCTAAAAGTTTTAAATTCATTTTTTATAAAATCATAATGACCGTCTTTGTCGTATTTCATTGTGTGGGTAGGATTACATTTACATTCTCCAAATTTTCTCCAAGACCAACACATAAGATCTTGATTAAACCAATCAATTAAAATTGTTGAGATTGGTTCAACCTCTTTCATTACTAACAATGAATAATATCCCCAGGCTACTCCCACCTCCATGTAATTTATATTTTTAGGGATAGTTTTTACATAGTCTTCTCTTGAAGAAAATATTTTTGCATTATTTAATTGATCTTGGGAAATGGGGTAGGCACAATCAATTTCTCCAATTTTTGCTGACTCATGACTATTTAAAGGGTTTATTGGAACTAATGGCATTATATCTCTCCACCATCTAACCGTGTTGGTTGATTTACCATTGCCCCACACTCAGCACACTTCATGTCTAAAAAATATAAAGCAATAGCGCCATTTTCAAACATTGCCTTTATGTTCCAAATTTTAGAACCACATTTGCATATATGATTTGGCGTTCCTTGTAGATCAACCATTACATCAAACAGCCTTTCGTGTTAATAATACTACTGCTCCGTTGTCCTCAAGTGCTTTTTTAACCTTAACCATATATTGAACCGCTTCTATTTTATCATCATGTCCTAGTCTTACAAAAGACTTTTCATCTGCACGAATTACAATAAAGTGCTCATTGTCTACAAGTTCAACTTGAAAGTTTTGCGGTGGCCTGATTGACCTAAAGGCTCTGCGCATATCATCTGTGTACATTATTTGTTTTCCAATGTTAATGATTGCCAATGGGTAGCCCACGACTCTGTTGTTTTGTGACTATTAAACTCTTTAGAAGGTTGTCCTTCCTCCAAATAAATACCGCCCCAAATTCCATATTCTTTGCCAGACACACCGACGGCAAAACAGGTTTTTAAAACTGGACAATTTAAACAAAATTGGTCTATGTTATTTTTAAATTCTACACTACCTTCTTCGTATTTTTCAAAGAACATTGATGTATCATAATCTACACACAAACCATTATCTTTCCATTTATTACTCTTTAACGTCAAAATCTTTCCCCTTTACGTCCATGCCTACTGGATCAATTTTGTCGTAGTCTGGAAGTCCTTCCCACAATTGAACAGAATCTTTATATGTCCAACTAATTTTTGTATCATCTTGATCTAAAGATTTTATATCAAAAGAATACCAAGAAGGCATTGTGTACCTGGTTCCAGTTTTTACTCTTTCCACTGTATGTTTATACGCACCATTGCCAGGGAATATGATCATGCTTCCCGCTTTTGGTTTAAACACTAAATCATAATCTGGAAATGTAATTTCTCCACCCGTATAGTTATCATTTGGATACATTAATACAGATACGTTATATTTGTAAAAGTCTGCAGTAAATGCTGGAGTTCCATCAGGTTTTTCACAATCACAATGTAACTTAGAATTCATTCCTGGAATCCATTTAACGCAGTGAGTTGGATTTACTGGAATGCGATTGATAGGCACACCATATCTTTCTGTAAATAATTTATATGCTTCTTGATACACTTTATTTTCATATTTATCTAATAGGTTACCAACCTCTGGATTTTCTTTCTTTATTTGAGAATCTTTCAAATCTTTTCCACCCATAAACTCATCATTATTTTCATGTTGGTTTAAATAGTTTATAATCTTATCAAGGTCTTCTTTGTTAATAAAATCTTCAATATAAACAATGTTTTCTTTATTGCTTCCAATTTTATCAAAATAATTTTTATATGGCTCATAGTTTATCATTTTTTATCACCATAAGTATTTGGTAGATGCCATCCTTTTTCTGTTACTTTGTATACCCTATCAATACCCCACTTATTATTGACAAATGAACCGTATTTATTTGAAAATCCATCTTCGGTTTCAGTTCTTTCTACAATATTCCACCCAACCCACCTTAGGTTTGTGAAATTTTTAACAATTTTTTCTGCATGCTCTAATTTATTAATTAACATATATCCCCTTAATGTTGAAATATTCCCAGTTCGGTATTATTTTGTTGTGCAAATTTTGCCAACAAAGACAATGGCTGTTTTGGTTTACTAAAAAATGCAAAGTTATCAAAAACCATTATGTGCTCTTTGACCCAGTCTTCTAGCACCTTATAGTGTTTTATTTTTTTTCCTCTGCCTTTCATTCCTTTTTCGGAAAGGTTGCAGAATTCCATTGAAAAATTGTGAATATTGCTTTCTTTAGAACCAACAGAATAAACAACAAACTCATTATCTTCTGGACTCATTGATGAAAGCGTTACACCCATTGCACGCAAAAAAATAGAGTAATCGTTAAACTCATTGGTTGCTTGAACAACTAACAACATTATTGATCCTCTCTTTTTAAGTCGTCTAAAATAAGCATAAGTCTTTCTACATCCTCTTTTTTCATTTCATCTATATTGATGGGTTTTGCAAGACTTTGATCTATATTCCCATCTTCTGTCACTATTGTTTCATAAAAAGTATTGTCTTGTACCCAATACGCTTTATCTTCAATAACTACAACTTTTATTTTATCTTTTTGATACTTTTGATTTGATTGCTTTGAAGGATGATTTTGATACCCTTTTCTAGCAATTAAAATTTTAATAAAATCTTCATTTGTTGGTAAAAAATTTCTTACCAATTCGTGAATTGTGCTTTGCCTTCCTTTTGTTTTTAAAAAATAAAGTTTTTTTTGATTTAATAATATTTTTATTTTAATCAATATATATATTATAGAAGAAAAGGCCCACATTGTCAAGGCCAGTGGCCAATAATTTTTAATTATTTCCATTTTTACTCCTATTTTTGTTATTTTTTATAAAAATATCTTTATAATGTATATTTTTATCTACAATATGGGAGTAGTTTTTGTACAAAACAGCGGTTGGGTCTATCCACCAATCCTCAAAGGGTCCGTTGTCTTCTTCAACGTTTTCAATGGCTAAAAAATAACCATAAGATTTTAATATTGCCTGAGATTCTTTTTGAATGTTGATATGCAAATCGTCCCCCCTCCAAACATTATGCTCATATGTTATCACAGAAAACCTGTATTCGTCAAGTGGGAGGTTTCTAAGTGCGTGCAGAGTGTTATATGCTGGATGCAAATCCATCTGTAAATAGTCTATTTGATTTGGAACATTATTTTCTTTAAAATATTTTTTATAATCAAAAGATATTGCGTTAGCATTTATTATTTTATTTTTTCTTATAGAGGCATACTCTTCTGCTATTTTTTTTTCAATCTCAAACCCTATGCCACCCCATCCATAAACAGTTTCAAGAAGGTAGGTGTTATTTTGTTTTATTGGCCAAGCAGAACCTAATTCTAAATAAAATCCATTTCTTTTTTCATTTAAAACATTTAATACAAAAGATTCTTGATAGTCAAGACTATTACTGTTTTTAATTAATTTCATTGATTTATAGCCTTCGCTATTTTTATCTAAAAATATTTGTTAATCTAATAGAACTAGTTATTTTTTTACCAAAATCTGCAAACAATGCTTTGTCTTTTTCTGCATTGACAATTTTTCGTGACCAAGAAAATCCTGCGTCTCCACCCCATGCTAGCCACATAATATAGCCATTAGATGGGTTGGCTTGATTGGCCCAATCTTTACCTTTTTTATCTACTTCATGACGGGAAAAATAAGAATACATTCTTTTAACGGTACTGAGAGAGATTGTTTCTCCTCTTGCTAGTTGTCCCGCTCTTGTCCAGCCTACTGCAGTTCCTGCACCTTTTGCCTTGCCTTGTTCCTTAAATTTAATTGCTTTGCGTGCAGCAGATCTTGCTCCTGCTGGTGGTGAGTAACCTTCGGCCTTTGATACTGAATCTGTGTAATATTCAACTGTATCATCATCCTCAAACAAATCATCTGCTTTTGCAGCAGGAACACAATTAGGAACTGGCTTTCCATTTTTTCCTGGCTTCATGCCACGTTGAACATATCCGTCCCAACATGGTGCTTGCTTAGAGATATCTTCTGGGCAACAATTTGATTCATCCATTTTCATTGCGTGATTATTTATATCTGCTTTGTTGGCATCTTTGTACATCATGCCAATACTGTATGCTGTTGGCTCCCACATACCGTCTTCTTCTTCGTAAATTCTAACAGACATTGCTGGGTTTTCTGGTGGCATTGAAACTAAAGCATATTCTGATCCAGGTGTACCAAGTATCCCACCCTCAGTCATAATGTGCTCTATAACACCATGCACAACCCCTTCAGAGGTTGATCCCATAACAAAGTCGCCTTCTTTTAAATCTGACATAGTTTTATTATAGCATTAATTTTATCGTTTTAACGCTTGAATAATGCTGGCAAGAAGGTCAATTTTGTCATTAGGCAACTGACTAATAGAATTTTGATCAAATGCTTTTGGGGTGAGGGTAATAATAGGATTATTGCTTGTTATATCGTCAATGGCAACAAATCCTCTTTCCCAAAAATACATAGCGTCTGTATATATTTGGTTTAGGTGTGAATCATAAAGGTCTGAATCTACATTCTTCATTTTTTCAGTAATTTGATATAAAAATTCTCCAGTGACTGGATCTATTCCCTGAATCTTAATTGCCCCAGTTTTTATAAAGTTTTCAATAGCCGTATTTATTTCGTCATCACTCATAAAAGTTTAAAATTAAGAAACTAACTGTTTTCGATCATCAACAATATTAACCATAAAACTCATAATTTTGTCATAGCCTACAGCATTATCTACAATTTTATTGTAGTGGTGAGAGCAAAACATTAATTCTCCAACTAGGCCAGTAACTAATACACAGGCTCTTGCTTGACACTTGTCGCATCGATCTAAAGATGTAAATTTATAATCTTTTTTTAAGGTTTCCATATATCAATTATACAGCCATTTTACTTTTCTGTCAATTTAGAATATAGGAATATTATTAGATTCTTCAATAATGGATTCCTCCATCTGACATCTTTCATCTACAATTTTTGCAAATTTTTCAAAATTAAACTTATTGCTTATACACCTGTAATAATATTTTCTAAAGTGAAAATTACAAAAAAATTTTTCATCTTCTGTGTAGGGTTGAAGTATTACGTAAGCCCTTTTTCCACACCAACACATTTTCCCTATAGTGTAAGTAGATTTAACATTTTTTTCAAAAGTTTTTGATATTTCCTCTCTCTCATCAATAATAAATTTTTCTATTTCTGGCCATAGTTCAGGAGTTCTTAAAGTTGTAATATCTTTTTCTGACGCATAATGATAATCGCACATATATCTTTTTCCCCTGCTTCCCTCTAATAGCACATATGCTGGAGCCAAGCAGGAAGTATTAACGGGTGTATCCTTGTCAACAATTCCTTCTGTTTTTGTTTTAAAAATCATCATAGGGTCATATACTTGACATTTTTGATTTTTAGATATTATTGTCATTTTTTTCTATTATCAGTTGAATAAAATCCTGAACCACTAAATATAGACCCTGGAACAGAATACACACGAACTAATTGTTTTTTACACAAATCACATCTATATCCTGGATCTAAATCTTGAATTGATCGTTCTTTAACAAATCTTTTCCCGCAAGGCATACAATCATATTCGTATTTTGGCATTACTCATCACCATTAGACTGTCTTGGATCTTTAAGAGAGTGATACCACTGAGGAACTGCGTATCTTACGCCATTAGCCATGGGTCTTACTTCATGAACATAAACAAAGTTAGATGGAAAAAATATTACGCTACCCGCTTCTGGCTTAACAGTAACTCCAACATAGGGAAAATTAATTTCTCCGCCATCATAATTATCATTTAAATATCCTACAGTAGATAAAACTCTACTGCTTACCCCTTGATCTTGATGTGGTGGCAGGTAGCCAGATTTGGAATATTTTAAAATACTTAACATTCCTTCCGTTGATTTTATGTTTTTTGATGCTGCTGGATATATTTCGTTAGAGTAATGTTTAAAGGCATTATTAATTCCATTAAATATATTGTTATAAACCAAAGAAATTTCTTGATGTAGTGGGTCATTTTTAGAAACTTTTTCTGGATCAGTAATCCAATGTTTTAAACAAAATTTTTCTGTATTTGGATTTGCACCATTCCACTCTTGCCATTTATCAGCAACGGAGTTTACTCCAGACGCAATTTTATCTTGAATGTATTCAATAGTTGAAATAGTTTTTTCTGGATCTATAATTGCATTTCGATAATAAACCATTCCTGGAGCCATAACTTCATGTTTCATTTTTACTCCCCACTCTAAGTTTATTATATCAGAAAAAGCCTTTTATACACATGCTCAGGTGTATGCCAGTTATTTAGTGTCGCTGTCCTCCCCGACATACCTGCGACTCCCCGATGAAGGGGTGCAGGTGTATATTATATTATTTTATTTTAATTGTTTTTGGTTTTTTCTCTTCTGGAACAATGCGATCTATACTAACATGAAGCATTCCGTCTTGCATTTCAGCCCCAGTCACTTCCATGTATTCCCCTAAAGCAAATGATCTTGTAAATTTACGACTAGCAATGCCTTTGTGAACTATTTCGGCATCTGTTACTTCTACAATTTCACCCTTAACAATTAATGTTCCATTGTCCACAGATACATCAATATCATCTTTTGAAAAACCAGCGACAGCAATGGATAGTTTATACGTATCCTCATCTAGTTTTAAAAGATCATATGGTGGATATGAGTGTGAATTTGTTTTATGTGCGTTATTTAAACGAGCCAGATCTCTATTCCAGCCAATAAAAAATGGATCATTGAATAGATCCATAGCAAAGTTTGTTACCATTTTATTCCTCCTTCAAGCGAATAAGTTAATGTACCCCTCATTTGAGCAGATACATAATAATTATATCATAAAAATTATACTAATTCAAATTGTTTATCTGTGGTCATCCAAAGAGCAATACTATATCTATCTTCAGATATTAAATCAACTCCGTGCCAAAATTGATTCCCCTGTGAAGGAAAAAGAACTAAATCCCCTTCCTCTGGAGAATATTTAAAATTTAGCGCTGGAAAATCTAATTTTCCTTGGCCACCAAGCATGCTGTTTAGGTATATTACAGCACTATATTTAAACTGAAGGTTATTATCTTCGTCGGTATCTTTATGATAAGTAACGCTTGCCCCAGAACTTTGTTTTGCCAGCCAAAAAGAAGAAAGAAATACTTCATTTTCATCATTAAAATTTTCTTGTGCTGTCAAACAAGATTTTTTACTATATTTATTTACCAAATCTATAATTTCATTTAACTCTTCAAGGCTGTGCCTAGACTCTGAATGCACCGCATCTTTACCAAATTTATAGGAATATCTATGTCCACCGGTACTTCTAGGATCTATTTTAAATTTATTAATGTTTGAATCAATATAAGAAATAAATTTTACAATGTCTTCTTTATCAATAAAATTTTTTATAATTTTTATTGAATCTATATCATTCATTAATTATTTTCCAGATTTTTTTCTGGCTGTTGCAAGTGCATTGAAATCTTTTACTTTGGTTTCTCCCATGTATCCCCAAGCATAGCCCTCATCAATCATTTTTTGATTTATTGAAACCTCTGATCCATCTAAGAATACCCAACCTAAAATTCTTCCGTATTTTTCAGATGAGTCCATTTTTTCTGTTTTAATTACAACGGTTTTAGCAGAATCTATCGCATTCTTCAAATAAGCCTTTGACTCAAGACCTAACTGCTTTTCTAGTTTGTCTGTAGTTCTGCTTTCTGGAGTATCAATTCCTGCAAGTCTTACTCTTGAACTAAAAGATATGTCAAAACCTAAATCAATATCGGCGTCTATAGTGTCTCCGTCAACAACTTTTTTAACTTCTTTTACGTAGTAAGTAAACATTATTTTTTCTTTTTTTCCTTGACATACCAAACTGGAAGTTTAAGGTTGTCCCCAGACCATTCATACCCTAACAACTTTACAACAAATTTAATTATTTTAATTCTCATTTTTCTCCCTTATTTATGATTATGGTTCATAATTGCTTCATGTACCATGTATATACCATTATATCCCATCTTGCTAAAATTTTGACAAATTACAACCATTTCACAGTCTGAACTTTGAGTCACTAGGTTAATGTGCCCCCACCTAACGCCCTGTTTAAATGGTAGTGCCTTATATAAGCAGAACCCACTAGAAACAGAATAATATTTTTTAAATGGTTCTTTTCTGTAGTTTTCAAATTTGTTTGTAATTTCTGGATCAAAAAGGTGACTATCCCTTGTTGCCCACGCATCATATAATCTATCTCTTCTGAGAGTTGCAGCAGACACAATGCTAAATTCAGGCTGCTTGTCTTTAAAGTCTAATATTTTTTTTACAGATGGCATTTTAAATTCAACATCAGCATCGATAACTAAAACATAATCCATGTCAATTAAAAATCCACCACCATCCAAGGCTTTATTTCTTGCTTTTGCTAAATTTTTTACCCTATCTTCCTCTTTTGTAGATCCATAAAACTTTGTACCTAGGTTTTCTAATATCAAAGATACCCCCTTAAACATTGAGTAGTCGCAATTTTGCATAAGTTTTTTGGTTTCGTCAGTAGAATCATTCTCATAAATTGAAAGATAAAAATCATACTCTGGGAAATAAGATACCATACTTACAATTCTATTATAGTAATTAATAAAAAAATCTTCATCATTTCTAATAATGGTAGAAATTAGTATTTTTTCTTTATTATTGATTAATCCCTCTGGTTTTTTTTCAGGTCTATGCTTAATAACACTTTCAATAGAATTAACATAATGTTTTTTTATTTTTTTCCAACTATATCCTTGTGAAACAGAATGTGCGTTTTCGGATAAATTTTTATATATAGACTCCTGTTTTAATAATAAACATTTTTCAACCAACTCATTTTCCGTATTTGCAATAAGCATTGCGCTGTTAATTTCTTCATCAGAAAACCCCCTTGCGCCCACAGTTGAAGATATAATAGGAATTCCATAACTTAAGGCCTTTGTCATTTTTAAATGAGTTCCAGATCCACTTTCCATTGGATTAATAAAAGCAAAAGAATTTGTTAAGTATTGGTTTAAATCTTCATCACTAACTTCACCAATTATTTTTAAATTGTCTATGTTTTCGGACACCTTAATTCCATTTCCACATCCACCAATAATAATAAAATTAAATTCAGGTAATAATTTTGCAAGGTTAGCAACATTTCTTGCTGCATCGTTGTTAGGTGGGTGTCCCGATCCAACAAAAATAATATCTCTAGAATTAAATCTATTTTTATAGTTTATTTTTTCTCGGACTTCTGTGCCATTTGGAATTAAAACACCATCTATATCTGACTTATAGTATTGTTTTAATTGTTCAAAATCTTTTTCTGAGCAGTAAGTAATTAATTTTGCTTTTTTTAATATTTTTCTTTCCATTTGTTCTACTAGATTTAAGATGTCGGGGTTATTGGGATAAAGTTGTTCTCCCATGAAAATTTCACAATTGTGAGAATTGTATACAATTGGAATGTTTTTTATATTTTCTATTAATGGAGCAATAGCATAATGATCTACAATTAATAAATCTGATTGCAACGCTAACTCTTCTGCCATTTCAGAAAAATATACTAATTGCTTTTTTAATATTTCAAATACAACGTCATTATTTTGTTTAGCAAAATCTTTAATCAATCCTTTTCTTTTTCTATAAATGTTAGAATTTATTGCTGGCTGAATTTGATAAATAAATTTATTAATCTTTTTATTAATTGCTATATTGTCCCAAGAAAATGATAAAAATGTTACATCGTGGTCCGACAAAGCCTCTAAAAGCGTAGCCGTTCTTTCTTTTCCGCCACTATTTTTTTCCCAGTCATTTAAGTTTGAACTTACAACCAATATTTTTGCCATATACTTTATTATACCGCATGCTATAATTTTTAGATGGACTACGTTTATATTTGTCGACGTGGAGAAAATGAAGAGTTAAGGTATTCTTTAAGGTCTCTTGAAAAAAACATGCCTGAAGGGGATGTTTGGGTAATTGGCTATAGGCCAGAATGGTATGTGGGTAATTTTATACACATTGAAAATATTAGCGATACAGATAAATTTATTAATATAAAAAATTGCATAAAAGAAATATTAAACAATGATTTAATAAAAGAAGATTTTGTTTTAATGAATGATGATTTTTTTGCCTTAAAAAAAATAAACTCAATTACAAATTTTGATGGGGGCCTACTAGAGGATAAGATTATAGAATACAAAAATTTAGGCCGTTCCTCTAGATATATTAAACTTTTAGAATTAACCTTAAAACAATTAAAGCAAAATGGAATAGATAACCCATTAGACTATGACATTCATGTTCCAATGTTAATGAAAAAATCTTTGCTTAAGGAGGTTATTGATTTAGCATATTTTCCAAGATCAACCTATGGAAATTTTGCACAATTAAAAAGAAATACTATCAGTGATGTCAAGATGTACGAATTAGATAACGTAAAAATTTATTCTCAAAATAAAAGTTTTATTTCTACAGAAGACAATTCTTTTAGATCTTTAAAAAAACACATACTTTTTAAAGAGTTTATTGATATAAGTAAATGTGAAAACCCAACATACTCTCGCGTCCCCAACGGGATTTGAACCCGTGTTAACGCCGTGAAAGGGCGACGTCCTAGGCCACTAGACGATGGGGACCTGCTGGCTTACCAGGTTTCGATCCTGGGACATCCGAATTAACAGTTCGGCACTCTACCAACTGAGTTATAAGCCAATGGTTTAAATTTTAAAATCTGGATCTAAATGTTCTTGCATTGATGTGTGCATGTATAAAGCAGTATATCTATGCCCAGATTTTACTTCTGTAATTCCGTGAACATATTCAGTTCCAGCACTTGGAAAAAATACTGCCGAATATTTTTTAGGTTTATATGTAAAACCTTGATTTGGAAAATAAATCTCTCCGCCTTCGTACTCTGAAGGATCATTAAGATACATTATGGTGCTCCACTCAATAAATGGTTCTGGTCCTTGTGCATCTATGTGTAGATCTCCTTTTGTTCCAGAAATCCAATGCGACCCGAACGCTTTAAATACGTGGATATCGTTTAAGTATCCATTTATAGATTTGTGAATGTTGTTAGATTTATGCCCATATTTTTTTAATATACGCATAACGTTATTGTTGTATGGAAAAGATGTTCCTCCATACCTTTTTTTATAATATTCCGGATAGTCATTAATTTCAGAAGGATGATTCATTTCCATTATTAAACTTAACGCATCTTTTTCATTAATAAAATCTTCAATTACTGTTATTCTGTGCATATTAATCCACCTTTTTTATATTTTTTATAAATCTACTACCATCCATTTTATCATATTCTGAATCCCTAGTTTTATACTCAACGTCATTTGTAGAAAATGGCAAATAGGATAAGTTACTAAAATTAAAATTATGGAAATTGTTAAAATTTTCTATAGTTTTTAAATCTACCGTTGGAGTAAAATCACTATATCCTTTTTTAAATAATTGTAATACTTGATTATAGTTGTGGTATTTAGAAAATGGAACATAATAGTCAAAGTCGTCCAAGGTTGAATATTTATTTATTTTTAAAATAGTCTCATCTGCTGCATAAACTTTTATATCTTTTATAAAAAATTGCAAAGAAGAAACTTCTTCTTCTCCATAATATTTTAACCAACCTGGGAATTGCCAGTGCCCCAACGGATTATTTTTTACTAAATCAACATTTCCAAAAATAAAATTTTTATCTATATAATTGGTTAAAGTAAATCCTTCATTTTTAGTATATACTTTATCAACAAAAAATAAATTTTTATTTTTTATTTGTATTTTTTGATTACCAGAAACAACAACATTTTTATTATCTACAAAGTCTATTAAATTTTTATCCCAATTTTTTTGCATAACTGTTCCTGGATTTATAAATAAAAAATATTTTGCACTTCGTATTGAGTTTAATCTATTATTTTTATAAAGAATTGCTCCATCATTATCGTCCCAATCTCTGTGAACATAGGCACCGTTGCATTTTTCATATTTATTTATTAAGTTATCTAATAACTTTGATCTTTCTACTCCGTTTTGATCGTGCCAGTGCACAAAAATAAAGTATAAACCAGAACTATTTATTAATAAATTTTCTATTGTTTCTATTACATGCTTGTCTTTATAGGAATAAATAACTACATTAATACCAATCATTATTTAAATTCCTTTTTTTGCCAAACATCTTTTTTATAATAACCAGTAACCATTGTTCTTCTTTTTTCCGCTTTAAATTCTTCATCTTCTATTGCTTTAGAACTACTATCTACTTCAATTTCCCAAAAATCTCTTTTAAATGGTATAAACTGCATAATAGGAGTTCCTTTTGGTATTGTTCCAATAAAATCTCTTTTTAAGAAAAAAGAAAAAAATACTGGCAATCCCCAAACATCAGAGTCAACTATCCCAGATAAAGTAAAAAATGGCAAGTCGTATCTATTCATTGGGTGTGTCACTAAAACAGAATACCCTGGCGGGGTAGAATAAAACCAATTCATTCTAAATCCAAAGTGTAACTGATGGCAATTTGAAGGAATTGGAACCTCAAGTGTGGGTCTTTTATCAAGAAGCATAATATCACCTTCCCAACTTAAAGTTGGAAAACCTTTTTCATTTAGTTCAACATGTAAATCATCTTCTAATAAATAATAATACCCTGCGGTCAAAGCATCAAAAAATGGTATACATTTTTTAGTTGCAACCAATGTTCCGTCTGTCCCTATATGGTTTATTGGGTGTAGTTCTTTTTCTTCGTTACTAGGTCCGTATAGCGCTAGGCTCTTGTACCATTCTGGAACCATGGATATCGCAGGAACTGGCGGAGTATAAAGATCTTTAAAATTTTCTACCCCTGGAGTAAATGTTATTTTTTGTTTTTTACTCATTTATAATCTTTACGCTGCCTCATATGATTTCTATAAAAATTATTAAACTTGCTCCTAACTAAAAATCTTTGTTTTGATAAAGCCATATGTGATTCTTCAGGATTTGCAAAAGACATTTCATAAGAATCCCTCTTGAAAGGAATAATCTGTGCCATTGGAGTTCCTCTCTCAATTGTGCCTCTAAAATCTTTTTTAATGTACATCGATAAAAATCCATCTGAAATATAATTATCTGTATCTATCACTGCAGAAAAAAGTTTAAATGGCGCTGGCTCTCTATGAAATGGCTGAGTAAACAAACAACTATAACCTCTATCTGTACCTGCAGACCAAAGTGGCAAGATTCTAAATATTTCTTTATGATACGTTTCTGTTTCTCTTGGATAATGAGATACCTGTTGTTCGGAATGAAAAGAAAATAATGTATTTTTTATTCCTTTAACTCCCTCGGGAACGGAATACAATAATTTTTCTGGATTTGTAGCATCTATAAATATGTCACACGGAAAATAAATCATGTATCCGCTACTGATTACATCATACATAGGCATGCATCTTTTTACTGTAGACGCTGAGAAACCTCTCGATAAAGAAGTTTTTTCATCTCCGATGTATCCTGGCTGTAACTTATACCAATCTGGTAAATGTTTGTATGCTGGCTGTGGTTCTGGTGTAAAATCAACTGTTTCTTGATTAAAGGGATAAAACTTAATATTTGCCATAAAACTCCTTTATTTCTTCTACTATTGTATCATTAACTGTAAAATTAATAAAATACGCTGGACTATTTCTTTTAATTCTTCCATATTCTAAATCAACCATATGCTGACCTTTATTTTTAAATTGAAAAAATAACATTTTAGTGTCTATAATCTTGCCCTGCATCTTGCTTGACGCATACGATATTGGATAAAAATAAAATGGGGAGTCTTGGGCTGGTTCAATATTAATCTCTATACCTTCGTAATCTATACTCCAAGGCATTGCCCACCTATAAACTTCATTAAATAATAAATCATTTTCTTTATTTATTTTGTTTGATAAATAAAACTGTCTCATGTGAATTTTTTCCATAGCAGTTAATTTAAGACTATCTTGTTTTTTCAACAAAAATATTTCTGCAAAATTTTCTTGGCACAGAGTTATTTTATTATTTTCAATAGATACAAGTTTGGGCGGAATAGATAATTTATAAAAATATTTATTAATTGGTTTTATTATGCAATCTTTATATTCAGTTTTTAATATTTCAGAATAATTTAACCAGTCAGGCTTTATGTTTGATTGTGAATTAATCTCTAAAAAAGATTCAGTAAAAGACTCTTCCCATACATTAAAATTGTTTCCTCTCAATTTACACCTCTAATAATTTTTTGTCCGTATTCTTGTTCCCATAAAGTTATGTCTTTTTCATCATTTAATAATGGCTGCCCCTTTACGTTTAAACTAGTGTTAAGTAGAATTGGAACCCCAGTTAAATCATTCCATTGTTTTAAAACTTCATATAATCCTGGATGTTGATCTTTATTAACTGTTTGAACCCTAGAGGTTCCATCGGCATGAACAACGGAAGGAATAATTTCTGGCCTTAAACATTTAACTGAATATTGCATATAAGGAGAATTAAAATTCATATCAAACCATTTACTTGCATGTTCCTCCATTATAACTGGAGCAAATGGTCTAAATGGTTCTCTCTTTTTTATTAAATTTACCCTGTCTTTTATATTAGGATCTCTTGGGTCTGCAAGAATACTTCTATTTCCTAAGGCTCTTGGGCCGTACTCTGCCTTTCCGGAAGCAACTGCAACAATCTTATTATCAGCCAAACCTTTAATTATTTTATTAACTGGATACTCATCATTCAAATCATAACCCAAGTAAGGGGTGTTCCAATTTAAATGTTTTCCATAAAGTGCTGCTGCTGCCCCCAAAGAACTTCCCGCATCTCCTGGGTTAGGCATTATCCAAACATTATTAAATATGCTCCATAGTTTAGTATTTGCTGAACAATTTAATGCACACCCGCCCATAAAAACTAAATTTTTCTTTTTTGTTAAATATTTAGCATGCCACATAAAATCCATAAGTCTAGTTTCGTATACTGCCTGTGCTGCTGCTGCAATATCAAATTTATCTTGTTCGGAAATAATAAAATCCCAGTCTGTAATGCCTCTGTGAAAATTGTATTTTTGTTTATTTATAGAAGGAAAATATTCATTTATTTTTTTTAAATATTTATTTGAATCTCCATATGCTGCCATTCCCATCATAATGTATTCTTCTTGGTTTGGCATTAAACCAATTAGTTTAGTAAATGCAGAATAAAACAATCCAAAACTAAATGGATAATTTATTTTTTCTTTTAATGATATTTTTTCATTTTCCCCAACCCAGATTGTAGAGGTATTAAACTCCCCAATAGAATCTAAAACTACTATCGCTGCGTCATTAAAGTTGCTTGTGTAATACCCTGCTGCAGCATGGGAATAGTGATGATAAAAGTATTTGCGAGGGGTTCCCTCAATATTAAACCTTGGCTTCCAGTTTCCCCTGCCCCCCTTTAAAGCCAGTCTGCAGGCCTTTAGAGCGGGTTTTTCATAGTAGGCAATGTAATCTGGTCTTCCGTACTCTAATGCATTATTAACTAAACTATCATTTATATACCAATCATTTTTATGCTTGCTATATCTTTCAGCATGACCAGCAAAAAGTATTTCTCCATCTTTAATTAATGATACAGAGGCATCGTGAGAGGTTTCATTTATTCCAAGGATTATCATTATTTTATAAAGTTTTTATTATTTAAATGTTTACCACGTCAACTGGACCCATGCAGGATGGGCTAAATTTAATGGCAGAGTTTACTGCACCTACAACTCTTTTACGGGGATCTTTTGATTTTTCGGTAGCATTTAAATATCCGTAAGCATATTCAGCACCAGAACCCATTGCCAAATAATCTAAATTATATTTAGATAAAGACATATCCACTGCGTTGTGTTCATATATTTGACCTTTAATACAGATAATCAAACCAAGATCAGCCTTTTCACCAGTATCAACCCACCAATCGTTATAAAAATTTTTAAGTTGTTTAATAAACTTTGTTTGCATAAACTTATCTACATCCTTTATGTCTGGGATGTATGGGTTAAAGTTGTAGCGAATTCGCTCACCATCTAATGCGCCAGCATATCCAATTAAATATGGACCAATTTTCCAAACCTTTGGTGCCGTCAATGAAAGAATTGTATTATCATCAGAAGCCCCTCGATCACCAGCCATATAAATTTTATTGGTTGCTTGATCACGTACAACAGCAAGTACGGTCATAATTTCCCCCAATCAAAAAAAATTTATTTAGTTACTTTATAACCTTTAGACTTTAAAAGATCTATTGCATTTTGAATGCTTGAATCAACTTTGTTTGATTTTACAACAGGTTTTGCTGCTGGAGAAGAGCCAAACTTAGGTCTGCCAAACCCTACAATAGAAATAAGAATTCCTTTTTTGTTTTTTTTGTAAGCACGAAGTTTTTTACAAACCTCTCCACCATTACGTTGGCTACCCTTTGGGTCCCCTGAAGTATTTCCTTCAACACACCACACTGTTCCATCTTCATTGTCTTTAACAACAATTGCTACGTGAGATATTCTGTCTACCCCGTCAGATGGAAAATCAAAGTATGCAATATCTCCTGGCTCTGGATCTGCAACATCTACATCAATCCATTGTCCAGACTTTTTAAATGCTGCTGCACCACCTGGGGTGTAAACAGTATTGGGAATTTTTACGCCTGCTTCATTTGCACACCAATTAACAAATGAACCACACCAAGGTTGGAAATCTGCTTTAGTAAATTTTCCATACTTTGTTTCATTATCTTTAGGACCTTCAACAGTTCCTACTTCTGCAGTAGCAACTTCAATAAGACGTGCTGCTGTTCCTTGCTCTGCCATTATTTAACCTTTTTTCCAAATTTAGCCCAGGCTCTTTCATGTAAAAAGAAACCTAACATTTCACATCCTGTATAAATTATTGCAAATGTGCCAGCATATTCCCAATGGGCTTCACCAGTAATAGCCTTTTCAAAAAAATAAACTAACGTTCCAACAAATCCAATATGGACTAATGGCCAAGTAACTGATTTATAAATACTTCTTTTTTTGCTATCTGATTTTTTTTTAGACATTATTTATCCCAATCTGTATCAATAGGTTGTTCTTCTGGCATTGCTCCGTCAGGTTTATTTAATCTCCGTGCTTTTGCTTCATCAATTTCTGATTCAAGTTTTTTATCTGCTAATGTATTTTTAGAATCCATTTC